TCATTAGCAATGACCACAATAGCCTCTACGAGGTCGCTGTAGCTATCTGCAGTACTGTCTTCAGGGAACAGGTCAACTACCTCTTCTCCGTCGTTCTCAAGCTGTTCTAGGTACTCTCTAGGGACTAATCCGTAGTAAGTAAGGAGCTTAACCTTGTCATCTTGATATTGGACTACTTCTTGAGTTACTTCTAAGTCGTCATCGTTTCCAGCGGGTCCGATGTCTACCTTACGATAGATACCTTTTTCCATACCTTCAACAACTTTGTGAATAGACACAAACTTCTCAATAGCACAGCCCATTGCATCTTCAATAGAAGTAGCGTTAGGGTCAATCAAGAAGTTCTTAGGGTTAACTGGGTTTACTTTTACACAGAAGTATTGCTTCTCTGTAACACCATAAGCGGCTTGTTGTGAACCGGGGATTGGTTGTGTAGAAGGGATGTACTCGACATCATTCTTCACCATAATCTCACCGATACCTGTACCATAAATCTCAGCCATCAGTTCAATCTGGTCAACAGACTTACGAATCTTGTTGTTGGTTAAGTCTTCCATCAACAATGCACGCATTGCTTGGACATCCATCGGATTACCATTGTAGTCCTTGATGTCGTCTTTGATGTCAAAGAACTCACCATTACCGAAGATAGCTTCCATAATCTCAGCGTGGCGAGTTTCCACTGCTTGCTGAGTTGCTGGACTGATTAGGCGACTACGCTCTGAATCACGAGTCTTGTCTTCAGAAGCCCAAACACCTCGGAAGATACGCTCGTATTCTTTCCAGTCTTCTAAGTAGTTCTCGTCACGACTGTCTCTCCAGCGGTCAGTGTGTGAAACAACAAAAGATGCTAACTCTTTGTCAGCTTCAGAAGGTTCTTCCCACTTCACACCTTCGTTGTTTTCTTTCATCTCAGCCATTTTATTCCTTATTTAAAATTGTTTTGTATAACGAGCCATAATGTTATACATACTTTGTGGCATATAACCTTCTTTAGGGGTAACTGCTCCACTAACATCTAAATTTCCACCAAACAGTCCAGTATTGTATCCAACGTCATAAGAAGCTGGCATACGACGATATGTTGTATCTTGTCCTTGTACAAACGGAACAGAGACACCAGCTCTAAAATTACCTGCTTCAGCTCCTAAACGAGCATTAGCCATTCCCGGCATATCGAACTCACCATATTGAGAGTTAGGGGAACGCTGTCCTGATGTTGCGGATAGGTTTGCAAGGATGTTTGGATTGCGTGAAATCTCAGCGTCTAAAATACTAAAAAACTGAGGACCGAGTTGTTGAAAGCCTCTGGACACAAACTCATCGCCAAGGATTTGTCTGTAATAGTTACTTTTTTCTAATAGTTGACGAGCGTTTTCAGGTGTAGAGGCATCAGCAAACTGCTGAGGAAGATTTAGGTTTTGCTGCTTATCTGCCATTTTAGTATCCTGAAATTACGTCTAAAGTTTCCCACTCATCGCCACCATCATCAACATCGAAGTTGGGACGAACTAATTGTTCTATGTACGCTAGAGCATCGACAGTATCATCGTGAACACCTTGAGTTGGGAACATTAAGAGTTCATCAACAAACAAGTCAAAGTCACCTTCATCGTTCAAAACAATCCTACCATGCTCAAAGTTACCCTGTAGCGCCCAAGTAACCCTGTCAACCTTTTTCTTATTACCATGCGTTAATTCTTCAATGTGAGCGTAACAGTTCATTCTACGCATCGCATCCATCAAAGGATTCATAATCGCTTGTTTAGCAATACCTCTTTCGATACCTACTGCCAGCGGCTGATACTCTTGTATGTTCTTGAGTATTCTAAGTGCAGTGTCTTCAGTAGACCAGCGACCTGACTCAATTTTATCCACATACCATACATTCTGATTATCAACTTTCACACACGCTATAGCTGTTTTGTCTAAGCGTTTATTTGTTTGTTTTTTACCTAGTTCTTCAAAACCAGCGCAGTCTACTGCGATATACCATGAACCATCTTTAGGTTCTTCACCGAACTTAATCCACTCTTCTTTAAACAAACCAGAACCAGCATTGTTAAAGGAAGACAAATATTCTTGGTTAAACGCAAAAGAACTTAATGTCCTCTTAGCTGCTTCAATCTCTTTAGGGTCAATCGTCTCGTTATCTGCAGTGGTAAAGTGCCAAGACTTCCAATCCTCATCGCTACCGCTTTGTCCTAGCTGATACCACTCATAGAAGTGGTTACGACCAGAAGGGGTAGAAATAAACATTGCTCTACCTTTTTTATCTGACAACGCTGCACGAAGCACTCGTTCCCAAATCTCTGCTTTAATAAACGCAACTTCGTCCATTACTAAATACGACAAAGACACACCACGCAAAGAGTCTTGGTTATCAGCACCTCTAATGAGGATTTTCCTGCCATTAACCAAAGTAATCTCTAAGTTGTTAATGTGAGCAGACTTGATAACAGGTCTACCTAAATCCATTAACAGGTCCCACATAATCGTTCTAGCTTGTCCTAGAGTTGGTGCAACATACATCACACTAGAACCTTCAGGACAATTCAAACCTTCAATCAACAGCGTTACTGCAGATAATCTGGACTTACCACATCGACGACCAGCAGCAATAACTTTAAAACGAGTATTATCTTTAAATACTTGTTGTTGCCAATTCAGAAGAGCGAAGTTTAGTTCACTCATCTAAATCCCTAATAATTACATCAGTGACATCATTCTCGATAATCTCAGTCGCTTCTATTGAAGGACTGTTAATACCAGTGATGTTAATACTAATCTGAGGAGTACTTCCACCACTCTTAGCCTCGAAACTGGACAGAGGTAATAATCGTTCTCCACAGAACTTTAACATTGCACCTTGTGCTGGATGACCGTCAGCAAGAGCTGTTTCAATAATCTTTGTTAATACTTTGTCGCCAGAGGTAGCTAACAACCTAGCTTTAAATTCTGCAATCCTTGCTGCATCGCCGGGAGGTCTACCCACTACCCCGGGATTCTTTTTCTTGGCGATAGCCGCCTTAGTAGGACGACCCATCTTCGGCTTGCCATCGACTACTTCACGTCGTTTAATCTTTGGACGTTGTTTCTTTTCGACTACAGCCACTTCATTAGACAAATCATCATTACTCAAAGTCTTTTATCCTTCAGGAAGACATAAAAAATTGAACTACCCTTAATACTATAGAGTGCTATCGGAAGATTCGTTGTTCGCTATCGGAGAGGAGGACTACCTATTGGTTTTCGTCCTCCTTGCTACAGTGCGCTATAACTTGTCGTCCCGAAGGGGACTGTCCCGATTCCTTTATAGTGTGCGTTGCTGTTCACTTGTAAGGCGATTCTAGCATACTTTTGCGATTCTGTCAAGAACTATTTTTATAACAGTGTTTAAAGGGTGTCTAAGAGGGTCTCAGTAAGCTGTGCAAACACTTACTGCGTCTACGACAGCGCAGACAGCGGGGCTACCTTAGCTTCATTGGTCTCCGCTAACCTGCTTCGCAGTGAGCATCTTCCATCCCTTCTCTTTATTGTCAAGTTAGAGAGAACTTTCTTTGAAATCAATAGTATACATTATTGTATAACAAAGTCTATTTTACCTTTTTGCATGCTGTGGCGCCTACAACAATATCAACACAAAGTCAACACCCCCTCCCCCTATGTCAATTTACAGCGTTGTTATTATGATACAGTGTTGTATCTACGCAACATAACAGTTTACGTTAGTGAGTGCTTACTTACATAACTTATAGTTATATAGACTGTGTTGTTTCTATACAACAGTGATGTATGGGGCGATGATGCACCACAACAGGGCAACAAGGGAATAGACTAAGTTAGTCAACACTAACATGATAGACACATAAGTTAGTGGATACTTACACGTCACAAAGCATTACTGTCTATTTATACAGTGGTATCAATACAACAATGCCGGGAATAAAACAAAGAAGTTACCCTGTAAAATGCAAATCAATAGTAAGGCTGTTTTTAAGCGATTACAGGCGATTTAGTCAGACTTGGGGTGTTAGTATTCCCGCTTCGAGAACTCGATTTTCTAAGGGTAAACCCTAAGTATAAAGACTGGGTTTTATATAACAAATAGTTATTGTTGTTTCTTTGCAACTAAGGGTTTGTCCTAATATACAGGGTGTTAAAACCTAGATAAACTGTAGTCATAGTAGCTTAACAACAAAGGAGAAACAACATGGCAACATTGACATACTGGGTAGCAACAAGAACAGATGACGCAGACGCTTACAGCATTATTGCAAAGACTAAGAAAGAGTGCCAGCGTTTATTAGAAGGAGCTTACGGGAGTTTTGAACCAATCGAGAAAAGGACTGTAGTATATAAAGATGCGTTTGATTTGTTCGACCAAGCTACCTGCGAAGGCGGAGGCAGAAGCTGGACAGGATTCTAAGACTAACTGATGAGGCTTGATTAGCCGAAACCCTGCGAAGGGTCTTAGTCAATAACTGCATTATCCTAACTTTGGAGAATTACAAATGATTGCAATACACACTAAATTTATTAGCCCTTCAAACACTAGAGGCGCACGTATTAAAGCCTATACAACAGGCTATGGCGACCTCAAGGGCTTCACTGCCACAATCTCATATCCACATGAGAAATCTTACGAGCTGTGCCACTTTGAAGCTGTAAAGGCTTTGGTAGAGAAAAACAAACTAGACTGGAATTTAGAGAATATGCGCTGGGGTGATTCTGCTGACGGTAAAGGCTATGTATTCTGTTTTGATTGCTCCATTGTTGGAGGTAAATAAAATGATTAAATTTCTACAAGGCTGTATTCTTGGGGTTTTATGCTTCACAATCCCGCTTATTATTTATGTTATTAGAACGGGAGGGCTTTAAATGTCTAAATTATATAAAATAGTATCTTCTCAGCTTGTTTATTCTTATGCGTATGTTGAGGCAGACAATGAGCAAGACGCTTACGAGGCGGCTCACGAGCTATCAGGCGAACTCGATTGGAAAGAGTTTCAATATGGGGATTGGGAACTCGAAGATGCTCAGCTTGTTAAGAAAGAGGCTTAATTATGATTACTAGAGAAAAACTATCTGCTGATTACTTAGATTGGGTTAATAACTATCTTAGCGTTGAGCTATTCGCAGAGCATAGAGGCTTAACAG